TTTCGTCCGCGTCCTCGTCTTCCGCGTCCTCGTCCTCGTCTTCCGCGTCCTCGTCTTCCTCATCATCTTTCTTGGATGACTTGCTTACCTTTTTCACGTCTTTCTTGTCAACCTTGGAAGACGCTCCCTCACAAAGGGCCTCAATCTCCTCATACGACATTTCGATGAGGAGACTGTCCAGGTCCGGAACTTGTGCCAGAAGTTCTTCGCTGGGCTTCTTAACACAGGGGACGAATGTGATGGTGGCGAGTTCCGTCTTCTTGAACTGACCCGAACCGGAAGACAGGAACTTGCAACGCAGCCACATCTCGCCTTCGACGCAAGCATCTGCACCTTCGTTGTCTGGATCGTTCAACTCCTCGATGAACTTTTGACCGAAGAGGTACGTACTCTGATCCAGAAGTTTTACAGTGTCATCACCCTTCAACTGAATGGCGAACATTTCGCGTTCTTTCGGCCTGAGCGCCTTGACCTCATCCGAATCACCATCTTCTTCCTTCGACCGGCGAGCATACTGCTCACATACCGGGCAGTCTTTCTTGAAAGACTTCTTGGGGCAAACAATCGTCACGCCATCCGTACCAACATCACGATGTACCCAATACCGACGCTTGTACGCCAACTCGCCCTTGTCGTTGAAGTCTGGATTCCCGCGAGGATCCTTTTGAGTGAACGGCAAGAACCGAAGCGTGGTCTTGTTTTCAGTCCCACCTTTAGGGAAGAACGGTTCAACTCCTTTTGGTGCAACGAACGCCTTGTTGTACGGACTGGCATTCTCCTGTTGTTGCTTCTTTGCCGCAGCCTTTGCCTTCTCACGCAGACTAATCTTCTTTGCCATAACCATCATCCTTCTTGTGTTTCTGTTTCTGTTCCGTTACCGCACTGTGACCTTTTCCGGTGAGCGTCCTTCGCGGACAGAACGCCTCCCGTGATAGAGAAACTCAGTAGATACCCCGCAAGACATAGCATTGGAACCGCTATCATAATACCAAATGCTTGTAGAATCAGCACAGTCACTTTTATATCCATCACACAGTCTCATCTCCTTTCTTATTCAAACGTTTTCCCAGACGCTTATTCGTATCCGCCTGCTCAATTTCCCGGAGTTCTGCACGAGCTACACTGGTACTTGCTGTCGGATCGAAAGTGCCAGCATTCCGAAGACGTGCATTAACTAGAAGTTGCAGCATAGCACTTCTACGAGACAGTGAAAACATCGCATTTTCTATCTGCGTATGCCTAAACTGTGCATCATTTTCTTCCTGGACTAGCTTCTTGTAGCTAGCTTGTGTCCGGTAGAATGCCTCCACCGTCTGAACGTTCATAGAACCATCAATCAGTGACGGATTAGATTGAACTTTCAGGATGAGTTCACTACGGCGGGTCTTTACGGCAGTCTGGGCAGCGTTAAGCATAAATTCTGCTTCCGCAAGAAGTTTACCATACTTCTCTTCCAGAGTCATTTGCCGACTGCACTCACCTAGGAGATTATTCTCATCAATCTCCAACTTGAGTACCAGTGCTTCTGGTACTTTAATCGCTTCTGCTTCTTGAAGTTTTCTCATTGTTTTCTCCGTTCACTGAACTAAACGAAAGTACAAACGCTTCCTCTACATTCCTTTTTCGTTTGTACTTTCGTTTGTTACTCACTCTGTAACGCTTCAAAAACCGACATAGTTAGTCCAGATTTGCCAGTATCGTAGTAGTTACTAGCGAAGGCTGTCATGATGAGGTAGCCGCGTTTGTTACCACTCTTAACCATAACAGAGTTCATGTATCCGAGAACCATACGGCGTACTGATTCAGGATCTTCTTTCAAGTCACGAAGTAATGGAGCAACGTCTGTCCACTTCGCGTTCTTGTTCATTAGGATACGACATAGATCAATGGCGAATGTCTCCGTATCCGCAGTAGCTTTTACACCTGCAAGCATTTCAGATTCAGGAAGGTTAATGATCCCTTCAAGGATCATGAAAGCACGTCGGGCAGAAGATTGTGATAGTTTTGCAATCTTCCGAAGAACATCTGCACTTACATCCTTCTTTTCATCTGTAACCGCACGTTGCAGAATCTCAACCAACTGATCGTCGTCTAGTGGGTCAACCTGCACCTCAAACATACGTGTCTTCAGTGCTACCGTCAACTTCTCAGGATTCGTTGTAGTGAACATGAAGAAGACATGCTTGGGACAATTCTCAAGTGGTTTGAGAAGTGCATCCATAGCATCACCGGTTAGTCGGTGCGCCTCTTCAATGATGAAGACTACACACGTATCTCCACCAGGAGCCTTAAACTGCATCTGCTTGCCAAGTTCCCTAGCAGTATCAATACCACGGAATGAAGCAGAGTTGTACTCCTTCGGATAACTACATCCGAACTTCTTAGCCAAGATGTAAGCAAGAGTAGTCTTGCCACAACCGGGGCGTCCAATAAACAGATAAGAATGCGGACGCTTATCTGGATCCTGAGCGGCAATAGCTTGCAGCTTCTTTACCGCATCTTTGTTTCCCACAATGTGCTTGAACATTAGTGGGCGATGAGTTCTGTATAATTCCATGATCTGATTCCTTTACCGTGTTCTGTACTTTTCCAACAACACTTCAAAGTTCTCTGTACGTTGAAAACCACACGTACGGAACTCTGTGCAAAACCCACGATAGACACACTGCGGTACGCAATGCTCTACCACTTCCGGTTGTACTTTTGCCAAATCTAAAAGAAACAACGACCATATATGCGTAGTTTCTTTCGACGCCATCCCACATAGTCTCATTCGAGATATGTTGAGAATCGCTTGCAGATTGGCATTGCATCTGTGCGTCACTGGTGTATCTTGCCGTAAAGCATCACGACATACACCCGTCCTGTCTGAACGCTGCGACTTGACGAAATGCTCAATACCAATCTTGTGACGTACCAAGTGGACACTTACCCAGTAGGGTAGATTAACCCAAGACCAAGTAACAGTGATAAGTCGAATAGGTGAATGCTCACATAGCAGCATTTTAGACTTCCACTTAGAAGAAGGCTCTCCAATCCCTACTTCTAATCCTGCCGTTGTCCGTGCAGCATCCGCAACGTCTCTCCACGTTCCGTTCACTGTTAGACCAGTTACTTCTGTGTTCTGTACTGACTTCATGTTTCTCCTTATCGTTACCGTTCTGTTTTTGTGATTAGTGAATGTATCAACTGCGCCGCTACTTGTATAGCGACCCTATCTGGGGTGTAAACGACACCTGGGGGTGTGTGAGTATCCCAGAAATAATCAAGTGGTTCTGGTCCAGACCAAGTAACACCTACCTTCGCTGCATGTTTCTTTAGATCACCAGTAGTAATATCTACTAGGGATTTAGTATCTGGAAGTGCAACCCATACGTGCATTTCCGGGAGACATCCTGAAACTAGTATGTCCATGTTTTTAGGAGTTAGTCCCTCCCACGTATACGAGAAGTGCGTGTTACATTCCCCATTGTCTTCTTCCAAATGGATTATAGGCCAACTCAGCGAACCGGCTTGTAGTGCCACGTTTATTCCTAAACGTTTGAAAAGAAGCAAAGCAGCAGCAGAGTAGTACACGCACTTACCTCCTTCTATCCTACTCATCTCTGGTTTCCATAAACGTTCAGCAAGTTCTACCACTTGCTTTGCTATCTTGTCTTTGGTTTCTTTGTTTTTGATAATCATGGTAACTTATCCCTCTTCCACAATTTACGTAACCTAGAACAGATTTCCTGTAGTACAGAAATAATGACAGAAGTGACCACTAGTAACATGGCCACAGCAACAGCAGATGCGAACATTGCAGAATCTAGTGTCCATATGAAAATTGCCAACTGCATCTTTCATTCTCCTTATTAGTACGCTGTCATGTCACGCATATCACGGAAACCCAAGAAGATAGCAATACGTGGTGCCGTCTTTGCACCGATTTGTTGGTGTTTGTACTTAATGATCTTACCCATGAACTTTTTCTGATTATCCCAGATTTCTTGACGCAAGGCGTTAGTAAGTCCTTTACCAGTACCAACACGAAACACCAAGTTGTCCGTCAATCGTTCCACTACAAACTTACCCAGAGTACCTTTCGGTACTTTACCTGCTTTGTGTGAAGAACGTTTAGTGTGCCCAAACGCG